GCAGGCTCCCCTTGCGGAAGGTGCGGGAGCTGCGGGGCCTTCCACCACCCGCAAAAGCAGCAGCGCTGCAACAATCAAAGCCGCAGATGCCGAACCGCCACAGTTAAGTCCGCCGGCTCTATTAAACCAGCAGCTGCAAAATTTCTGGGCTACATTACAGGCTGTGCTTGCCCCCGCCGCCGCGCTGTGGGATGCAGCCTGGCAGCAGATGAAAACCGCTGCCCTGACCGTTTGGCAGGATCTTTTGGGCGGCGTTCAGCTGACCTGGGCCGAGTACGGCCAGCCCATTGCCCAGAGTGCCGCCCTGGCGCTGGAAAACCTGCAAGGCATTTTTACCACCCTGTGGCAGAACGTTTTGCAGCCGATCCTTACTAACCTGATGCAGATTTTATCTACCCTCTGGTCCTCCCACCTCAAACCCCTGTGGGATGACATTCTTTTGCTGGTGGCAAGCGTTGCCAACTGCCTGCTGGACCTGTGGAACAACCTGCTGGCCCCGGTGGCCAAGTGGATCATCGCCACGTTCGGCCCCGCGTTTGCTGAGGTATTCAACGCCATTGCGGACGTTGTTGGCGTGGCCGTTGGGGCTATTGCGGATGCCATCGATCTGGCCGTTGTTGTGCTGCGCGGGCTGACGGACTTTTTAAGCGCCGTGTTCCGCGGCAACTGGGATGCTGCCTGGCAGGCCATCGGCAACACAGTCAACACCGTCTGGGATAAGATGACGAACGCCATCAAAACCGCCGTCAATGGCATCATCGGCTTCATCAATCGGATGATTTCCGCCGTTGTCACCGGCATCAATGCGGTCATCAACGCGCTGAACGGGTTGTCGTTCGACCTGCCGGACATATTCGGCGGCGGGCATGTTGGGTTTCATATCAGCACCCTGACCGCCCCGCAGATTCCCTACCTGGCGCAGGGCGCGGTCATCCCGGCCAACCGGGAGTTTTTGGCGGTGCTGGGCGACCAGAGCCACGGCACCAACGTGGAAGCTCCGCTGGACACCATCAAGCAGGCTGTGGCCGAAGTCATGGAGGACCTGCAGGCGGGCCAGATGGCTGGCTTTGAAGCCGTTGTGGCCGTGCTGCGGGAGATCCTCTCCGCCGTGTACGGCATTGAGCTGACCGACGAGGACGTAGGCCGCGCCGTACAGCGCTGGCAGCGCAAACAGGCCATTGCCACAGGAGGTGTGTGACGTGACCCTGACCAATCTGTTCCAGATCGATGGCAAATCCCTGTACGCACCGGACTGCGACATTGAACCGAGTTATTCCGACCTGGATTCCAGCGATTCCGGGCGCGATGAAGCCGGGTACATGCACCGCGAAGTGGTGCGGGAAAAGGTTGCCACCTGGCCCATCGCCTACAGCTGCCTGACGGACGACGAATACAAGTACACCATCGGGCTGTTTGCAGGCAAGGCAACGTTTCAGTTCACCCATCCCAAAGCCGGATCTTCCACCGAGACCGAAGCCACCACCTGCTACTGCAGCAAATACGGCATCGCCTGGCACAATGCCAAGACGAAACAGTGGAAGAACCTTAAATTTAACATTATTGAATGCTGATTGAGAGTTAGAAGGTAGGAAGTAGGAGTTAATGCAGCCTTTAGGTTTCGTTCTGTAGGGAACGGTCTTGACCGTTCCGGGGCTTTGCGGTAGATGATGTCACAACAGGATTTACCACAAGGCGACGGGCGCACACTGTGCGCTCCTACGGGATTGCGGCCCAATTTTCAACCCGTGCGCGCACGCGCACACCTTCCAACTCCTCACTCCTACCTCCTAACTAAAACCAAAGGAGGTGTGTATTTGTATCAACCAATCCTCACTCTCTCCAGCGGCACCGAGTTAAAGGGCGGCTCCCCCGGCAGCGCGATGAAGAGCCTTACCCTGCACACTGCGGTGAACGCCGGGCAGGAGTTCACCATCGGCTCTGCGTTCTCGGACTACATCGAAGCCGAAATCTGGGCGGACCCGGGCGGCAGCCTGCAAATTACCGCCGGGGACGCCCTGACCTATTACCGGCAGGATGATGCCGGGAACCGCACCAAGGTGGGCGTTTTCTATGCTGAAAAGCCCACCCGCACCAAGCGCAACAGCTACAAGGTCACGGCGTACGACACCATGTCCAAGCTGGATGCGGACTTCTCCAGCTGGCTGCGGGCCAATCAGGCGCGGTTCCCCAAAACTATCTGGCAGCTGGTTCAGCTGGCCTGCCAGCGGGCGGGGGTCGCGCTTGCCAGCAGCAGTTTGCCCATCAATGGCAGCTACAGCGTGCAGGCGTTCTATGCGGATGATTTAACCTGCCGCCAGATCATCTCCTGGGCGGCGGAAGCGGCAGGCTGCTACGCCCACATGAACGCAGACGGCAAGCTGCAATTCTTGACCTACACAGACAAGCGCAGCACTGCTAAAATCACCCCGGACGGTGCCAGCAACAGCACCGCCTATTATGCTGACAGCCTGAGCTACGAGGACTACACCGTCAAGGCCATTGAGAAAGTCCAGATCCGGCAGTCGGACAGTGACGTGGGGGTCATCTACCCCGACAGCACCACTGCCACCAACACCTATGCAGTGCAGGGCAACCTGCTGCTGACAACCGGCACCGAAGCCAACCTGAAAAGCGTTGTCCAAAACCTGTACAACGTGCTGAAAAACGTGACTTACACCCCCTGCAAAGTATCGGTGCCCAGCGGTTCCGGCCTTGCCTGCGGGCAGATCGTGCACGTTAAGGACGCACGCGGGCGGGAGTTCGACACCTACCTGATGAGCGCCACAATCTCCTCCGGCAAAGCCAGCTTTGAGAGCGTGGGCAGTGCCAGCCGGGAAAGTTCCAGCGCCGTGAACAGCCAGAGCTACAAGAACCTGACCGGCAAAATGCTGGAGATCAAGACCAGCGTGGATGGCCTGGAAGTAAAGGCCAGCGACCTGACCGGCAAGTACACCGACCTGAAAGCAACGGTGGACGGGCTCTCCTCTGAGGTGAAAAAAGACACCAAAATCACCGGCGGCGGCAACCTGATCCTGGGCAGTGAAAACTTCCGCAATGCCACCTATGTCGGCATTGACAGTAGCGTGGTGTATGGCGATGATGGCAGCGCAACAATAACCAATGCGAACACCAACCGGTATTTTATTTTCAACACCGCGGGCGCTCGCATTACAAAAGGCGTCACATTATGCCTGTCCGTCATGTACAAACCAATTTCCGGCACCGACGGGTTGTGCCTGAGCCTTACGTATGATGCCGACAACGGAACTTCTTACGTTCCCAGCATAAAAACCGAAAATCAGCTTGAAATTGAGCAGACAGACGGCTGGGTGCTGCGGTATGGCACCTGGACACCCAGCAACACCGGTATTCTGAAAACGGTCGAGCTTGGCTGCGGCAGCATAAGGGCGGGGCTTGGCGGCAACTACACCAACAAGTTTTCGCTGCTTCACCCCATGCTGCAATACGGCAACGCCCCTACCGCCTGGAACGCCAGCTCTGGCGACTACCTGACACAGGAAAGCGCAAAAAGCCTGTTTTCGCAGACCGCTGACGAGATCAAAACCGAAGTCACCAAGTCAGTGACTGAAACGGTAACGGCCAACGTGAAGGACACCGCTACCAGCGCTGCCAATGACGCTGTTGACAGCAAGCTGCAGGATTATGCCACCACAGCAACGGTGAACAGCCTGAAAGAGGATGTTTCCAGCATCAGCCAAAAGGCGGACAGCATCAGCACCAAAGTCAGCAGCCTGGAAGAAACCACCACGACCATTTCCAACGATTTGGACAGCACAAAGCGGGAATTCAAAACCGTTAAAGAATCCGTTTCTGCGATTGACCAGAAAGCCGACAGCATTACCCAGACGGTAACGCAGCGGATCACCGGCGGCAACAACATTATTGTCGGCACCGACGACTGGAACAATGCGACCCTGGATGCAGGCGGCAACGCCGCAAGCAAAAAAGGCAGTTACACCATTAGGTGTGTCCAGTTAAGAAAACATTCTAAGGCGAGAGAGAAACGGTATAGCTTCGGCTATGCCGTTTCTTTCATT